GACGATCCAACGCTCTTTGACGTTTTGTTTGTTGAAGTTTTGTCCTTACGCCTTGCTGCTGATGTCGCTTACGACATAACCGCAAGTCAACAAGTTTTGTCCAACATGGAAGAATTGTACCGGCGCAAAATTGCGAGTGCGCGTGTTATTGATGCGCAAGAAGCACAGCCAGTCGATGAAGTAGACTTTTTAGAGTCGCGGAATTAGATGTCACGCGTTACAGCAATTCAAACAAACTTCACGGCAGGGCAACTATCCCCACGCCTGTTTGGCCGTGTTGATCTTGGCAAATACAATAACGGTGCCGCTGCTGTTCAAAATTTGATCGTGCAGCCGCATGGCGGTGTAACGCGCAGGCCAGGAACGAAGTTTGTTAACGAAGTAAAAGTTAGCTCCGAGAAAACACGGCTATTGCCGTTTGAGTTCTCGACAGAGCAAGCATATTGCATTGAGGCCGGTGATGAGTATTTCCGGTTTTTTAAAGATCAAGGCGTTATCCTTGAGGCTAACAAAACCATAAGTGCAATCACTAAGGCGAACCCCGGCGTTGTGACGGCAACGAGTCACGGGTTCAATAACGCAGACTTAGTGTTTCTTTCAGATGTCGCCGGGATGGTTGAGGTAAACGGCAAATATTTTAAGGTTGCCAACAAAACAACGAACACTTTTGAGTTACAAGACGTAGACGCCTCAAACGTTAACACCTCTGGATTCACAACATACACAAGCGGCGGAACAGCAGCACGCGTTGTGGAAATAGCAACGCCGTATCCAACGGCTGACTTGTTTGCAATTCAATACGCGCAAACAGCCGATGTTATGTTTATAACGCACCCGTCCCACAAGCCGCGAAAACTCTCGCGCACAAGTGACATTAACTGGACAATCTCAGACGTAGCGTTTGAGGACGGGCCGTATTTAGACGAAAACATTACAACCACAACGTTTAATCCAAGTGGGACGACGGGTACGATTACAATTACCGCGTCGTCAACAACTGGCGTCAACGGTGGCAGTGGTTTCCTGTCAACTGATGTCGGGCGTTTAATTCGCATCGGGCATCAAGCAGATGAGTGGGCAGCGTCAACGTCTTTTAGTGTTGGTGATATTCGCCGTAATTCTGGAAACGTTTATGAGTGCGTAAGAGCTGGGTCATCTGCGAGTTCCGGCGGTCCAAGCGGTGAACTTGATGAAATTGTAGACGGCACCTGCACTTGGAAATTCATAGATGACGGTGGTATTGCGCAGGGCAATGCGACCATTACTGGAATTAACTCAACAACTGAAGTGGCGGCAACGGTTAACAAGAACTTTGCAAAATCTACGGCAGAAACAAACTGGCGTTTAGGTGCTTTTAGCACGACAACCGGGTTCCCCCGTGCAGTATCATTCTTTGAACAGCGTTTGTTTTTTGCTGGAACAACCGATCAACCGCAAACCATCTTCGCAAGTAGGTCTGGCGACTTTGAAAACTTTGCACCAAGTGCATTAGATGACGGTGCCATTACCGTCACGATTGCAACTGACAAAGTGAACGCTATTCATTGGCTATCGCCTGGTCGAACATTAGCTGTTGGCACGGCGGGTGGTGAATTTACGTTCGGTTCAAGCGGCAACGAGGAAGCTGTAACACCAACCAACGTTCGCGTTCTTCGGCAATCGACGCGTGGTGTACATACAACACGACCAATTAGAATTGATGACCGCGTTCTGTTTATTCAGTTTCACCAGCGTAAGCTGCGTGAGTTGGCGTTTGACTTTGCAAGTGACGCTTTCGTTTCCCCAGACCTCACAATTTTAAGTGAAAATGTTACCGGCGACGGTCTTGTTGAAATGACATATCAGCAAGAACCGGATTCAGTAATTTGGGCCGTACGAAACGATGGCGTTCTAGCTGGAATGACTTTCTTGCGCGACCAAGAGGTTGTGGCATGGCATGAGCATGTTATCGGCGGAAACATTTCCAGAAGTTTTAATTCCGCAAGTTCTGTTGGTAGTAATCGGATAACCATTAGTTCTCACGGTTACACGACTGCTGACGCCGTAGTGTATGACGCGGCGGGCGGTGAGGTCGTTGGTGGGCTAACTGATGGACAAACGTTTTATGTTGTCGTTGTAGACAGCAACACGATTAGTCTAGCCGCCAGCACAGCCCAAGCCGAAATTGGTGCAATCATAACGCTGACAGATGCATCTAGTGCGTCAACGCAATTCCTTCGACAAGATTCAAAAGTTGAAACGGTAATAAGTATCCCCGGCACCAACGAGGATGAATTGTGGATGGTGGTGCAACGAACCGTCAATGGTGTGACGCGTCGGTACGTTGAAGTTATGACGCCAAAGTTTGATACGTTTCGCGGAAGCACAAAAGTTGGCTCTGTTTTCGTTGATAGTAGTTTGACATATGACGGCACAGCCGCCAGCAGCTTAAGCGGTCTTGACCATCTTGAATCTGAAACTGTTTCAATACTTGGTGATGGTTCTGTTCATGCAAATCGCGCAGTCAGCAGTGGTGCTATCTCATCTATATCGCCAAACGTAACGCGTGCATCTGTTGGACTTCCGTTTACGTCAGTTGTGACAACATTGCGTCCAGAAAAAGGTGGTGATGATGGAAGCGCGCAAGGGCGCGCGAAGCGTGTGTTTGAAGTGACGTTTCGTTTCTTAGACACGCTTGGGGCAGAGTTTGCACCGGCAATTGCAGGCAAGTGGGCCAATTCAAATTTTGACATCGTGCAGTTTCGTGAAGGCTCAACGCCAATGGATATTTCACCGGCATTGTTCAGTGGAGACAAAACTGTCCAGTTTCACGGTAGCTGGGAAACGGACGGTCAAGTTGTCGTTCGAACCGCTCAACCATTGCCATTTGAACTAACGTCAATTGTAACGCGTCTCATAACGCACTCAGGATAAAACCCATGTGTCCACCCGCCGCAGCAGTTGGTGCTGCAAGCGCATTTAGCACGTTTTCAACGGTACTCAGCGTTGTGGGAACTGTTGCCTCAGTTGTGTCAACTTTCACGCAAGCGCGTGGACAAGTGCAGCAGGGGCAGGCACGCGGTGATGATTTAAGACGGCAGGCGCAAGTAACAGAGTTTAATGCAAAGGTCGCAGAGAACAATGCGATTTTAGCGCGGCAAGCCGCCGAAGCGGACGCCGATACAATAGACCGACAACGTCGTATTGCTTTGGCAAAACAGACAACTGGTTTCGCTGCGTCAGGTGTTGTTATCAATGAAGGTAGTACCTTAGAGGTTCTTGGTGACACAGCAGCCGAGTTTGAACTAGACCGACTTAATCGACTGCATGAAGGCAAAGTAAAATCTAATGCGCAGCGCATCCAAGGTCTGGTTGATCGAAACAATGCGCAAGGGCTTTTGTCGCAAGCCTCAAGCGCTGAACGTGCTGGGACATCTTCAGCAATTGGAACGGTGCTAGGTGGCGCAGGGAAAATCGCAGGGAATCTACCATCTTCAATATTCCCTCAACCTAGTGTTCGTAACGTTGCGGTGCCAGGACCATTAAGTGCTTCATCTGGAATTAGCGCGTTCCCAAGTTTCGGACCACCGTAGGTAAGAATGGCAAAAATACCAACATACACTTCACAGCGCGGAGCAGTTGGCGTTAGCGGTACGCCGCGTGCGACAACAATTCCGTTTCGTGATTTTGAAAGCCAAGCGACTATTAACTTTGGTAAGCAAATAGGCGTTATTGCAGATAAAATCACGCAAGCGGCAGAAGACGATGCTGTCGGCCAAGCAACTCTAAATGCAACCTTGAAGCTAAATGACTTGCAAGCAGAGTTGCAGACGATGGACCCGATGGCGGCTATGTCTGCGTATGATGATCGAGCTAGTGCAATCTTAGAGGAGTCCGGTGCTGGGCTATCTATGAACGCAGCAGCGCGGTTTAAAAAAGATATGCAGCGCGGGTTCATTAACGGAAAAGTTGCCGTTCAAAAAGACGGCATAACGCGAGGCCGTCAAAAGCTTGAAGCAAATCTAGTTACACGCATGGCCGGATTGGCTTCGTCAGCGCAAGCAAGTGACGGCGATGTTCAATACCAACAGCGCGCCGATGATGCGCTTCAATCAATCGAAGAAGCGGTTGCCAACCGTGTGATTTCTGCTGACACAGGGGCGCGCACGTATCAAAAATATTTACAGGACGCAGACAACGCGCGTGCGTCGTTTGACATGCAAGGGGATGCAGAAGATTTTTTAAAGAAATTAAAAGGCGGTGAATACCTCCCAAATTTAACCGGACAGCAGCGCGGAAAATGGCAGCAGCGCGCAGACACATTACTGGAACGCACACAAAGGGCGGAAAAAACAAAGGCAGCGGCGGCAGAGACAAAATATACGAATGAAGTTAAGACTGTTTTAGGAATTGTGCGAGACGGCGGGCCATTTACGTCAAAGATGCAAGAAAAAGTTTCGCCAGAAATGATCGCAGCAAATATTGCCGATGAAGATGAAGCGCAAAAGTACAATGCGTTAGTGCAAGACACTATTAATTTTTATAGCGACACGCTAAAGCTACAGGGCATGAGTGTGTCGGCGCTTGTTCAAATGCGGCAGACTTATGCGACTGAAGCATTTGTGGATCAAGGAAAAGCGATTGACCTTCAAGCGCAAAATGCTGCGCAAAATAAAAAAATGGATGCGCTGATTGAGGTGCAAATTAATAAGAAGGAAAAAGCGTATGTTGAAAAAGTTAAAGATGCCCTAACCGCATACAGAAGACTGCCACCCGGTGCGTCTTTAATGCCAGAGCAAGAGAAAACTTTAAGCTTATCAGGCGTTGAGGAAAATTTAAGTGACAGGGGCAATCAAGCGAACGTGCTTCGACTTATTGATGACGCTAAAAGCTTTTCGGAAATGTTACAGGTACTGCCAACGCTTTCAAGTGGTGCAATAGGACAGGTTAGCAGAGATACGCAAGAGCAAGCGGCAGATGCAGATCAAACGCCAGAAATGAGGGAGCAAAATTTAAGGCAGGAAAAACGTCTTAAAGAAACTTTGGAACTTGTTAGCAATAAACGGCAGAAAGACCCTGTTGGTGAGGCAATTATGCACAATGACGCTGTGCGTGAATCTTACAATAGTTTTAGCACAGCATTAGCAGACGGCGACCCTGACGCAGCAGCAGCAGCTTATGAAAACCATGCGTCAATTTTGCGGCAATATCATACGGACATCGGAACTGAAGTCGGTAATAGACGAATTTTTTCGAACGCTATGGCGCAAAACGAAGTGGCTTATTTTACCAGCCACACAACAAGTGCTGCTGATGCGGCAGACAGAATAAAAATGCTTCGTCAAGCAATGGGCGGGGATTGGCCTAATGCAATGTCCGAGCTTCAAAGAGAGAAAAAGCTTCCTAAAATTGTAAAGCAGTTAATGGTCGTAGACGACGACGGTCTGCGTGAGCGCATGATAACAGTTGACCGCAACGGTGGTTTCAATGCTCTGCGTGACAAGCTGCCTAATTTTAAAGAAAGCAAATTTAATGAAGAGGTCGCAAAAAAAGTTCACAAGTTAGCACAAGCTGCGGACGTTGTTGGGTTGTCAATGTCTAGTGCAATTACTAATGCCGTTGGTTCTGTAGCTATAGACATTATGATGAGGGAAAATGAAAGTTTTCCTAATGCAATTGATCTAGCTTACGAGCAAGTTGTTAGCGACCAATATGACGTTGTTAATTTTGGCAAGCTGCGGGGTATTGTTACTAAGCAAGATTACAGCGCTCAAGATACGCAGCAGGTTGAAGCAGGGCTGCGTAACTGGTTTGCGGAAAATCCTAATTTTGTTTTCCACGAAAATAACGCACCGCGTGGTGGTTACCCGTCGGGGCTAACGGACGACGAAAAACAACAAATTATGTTTGAATTAGTGCAGCAAGACGGGCTGTGGCAGCTAACGTCGGACGGCAGCGCTGCTGAATTGCATGTTGGTGGAAATAAAGTTTTTGATATTGCAGGGCGTCCACTTCGCGTGACGCTTGATGAGGCAAAAAGAATTAATGAAAGAACAATAGAAGCGCGCAGAAGTCGTGGCAGGCGTCGTGGTACGAGCAATAGATAATGCCTCAACGATTTCCTTCACCACTCTCTGACCGCATCAGGCCAATTGACGCGCAGTTTGATATTAGCACAACCTCTGGTGCAGCGTTTCGCGATGCTTGGGAAACAAACCCGTTTATCTCAGCGCTAAGGTCGTCGGAATTAAATGAAGCCCGTGGCCTTGGTGACGCGGTATTTATTATAAATAAAGAGGACAAAATAAAACGGCGTCTGGAAGAAAACCCAGATAACTATCCAATTTTGTCGCTTGATGAACAACAAGAGCAAATTGACTCGCTTGAATTAACTGATGTCTTAAAGCCAGAGTTCGGCGAGACACAGGAAAGTCTCAATATGATTATTGAGATGAAGCAAGAGGAACTTGCGCGTCAAACCGTTATGTCGATGGGCAAGAACGGTTTTGCTGCGGGTGCAGCAAATCTCGGCGCAGGGTTCGCTGCAAGTCTCTTTGATCCGTTAAACCTTGCTGCTGGTTTTGTACCACTAATAGGCCCAGCGCGATACGCTGGTATGTTGGCGCGGCAAACGACAACAGCGAGCAGATTTGGTGTGCGCGCCGGTACAGGTGCCGGTGAAGGTGTCGTCGCAACGGCGCTCGTAGAGCCGTTAGTTTTAGCAACAACGGCTGACCGGCAAGCTGATTATGATCTGTATGATACTTTTGCCAACCTAGCGTTCGGCGCTGTTCTAGGCGGCGGAATACACGGAGTTGGTGGTTACTTCAAAGATAAAATAGCGCCGTCGCAAAATACACGAACGGTCATGCAATCAATTGACCATGCGGGTGAGGAAGCCCGTGCGGCAAGTTTTAATGCTGCGTTAGGACAACTCTCAGGAGGTCGAAGTGTTAAAGGCATTGACTACATTCTGCGTGACAGTATTGAAACAAGTACAGCGGTTGGGCGTGTTCTTGATGCGCGCGATCCGTTGGATATGGACGCAGTGTTGCGCGCTGGTCAGGAAGATACGGGACCGCGTGTTTTACCGAAACATTTAAACGCTGGCGAGCCGCAGCCAGGGTTTCCCGTAGTTGCAAGTGACACGCCTATTAAGAGGCAAGCGCGGGCGCAAAAATTTGCAGACGCGTTACGCAAAGAAGGTTTTGAGGCAACTGTTCGTAAGGTTGATGATGGTTATGAAGTTGATATTAACATTCCAACCAACATTTTTGCGCGTTCGCCAGACGGCGGTTATTTAACCTTTACGGACAAACGCCGTGCAAACAAAGCACGCACACGCTTGCGGAAAGAAGGTGCTTTAAAGGAAGCGGCTGTTGTTAAAATCGGTGATGAATTTTTTATTATAGATGCCAGCAACAAACGTGCAGCGGACCTTGTCGCAAAAAATGCTGGCGACATTGATCTGCCAATGGAGTTGCCAGGAGTTAAAACGGATGCTGTGGGGGAGAACGCACCGTTTAACCCAGCGTCTGCACCACGCATTGTTCCCGATATTGAATACGGGCTTGAGCAAGTGCGTTTGGCACACGCGCCAGAAAACCGAATATTTGATTTACAAGAACGCGAAAGCCAACAGCGCGTCGATGAGACAGAGCCAACGCTTGTTGAACAATATGATGAAGCAGCAGCGCAACGTGAAATTGATGATTCGTTAGAAGAAGTTGAGCGCTTGAAAGTCGAAAACGCTAACGATCCGTTGTTGGATGAAGCGATAGAAATTAGCGAAAGACAAATGGTCGAAGCAGACACAATGATTGCAGAAGCAAATCAAACGTCGAATGGATGGCGGCAAGCTGTTTCTTGTATCTTGGGCGGGATGGGCCGATGACAATCGATAAGTGCATAGCGACAGTGCAAGAGGCTGCACCGCACCTCAGTAAGAAAACGGCCAAAGAGTTGCTAATTGAGGTCTTTGATATTTACGAAGGTTTATACGACAAAAAAGTCCCTGACATTAATGAGCGATTGCAGGCAGCAATTGAAACGCGCTTAAACGAGGAAATACGCGCAGCGCACAACGAAAAAAGAATGCGTGCCTTAAACTATAAGACGCGTATGCGTTTTATTCAAAAGCTGAAAGAGATACCGGATGAAGATATTCCGCGTTATTTGGAAAGCATTCTAGCTGGGGAATATGGCAACAGTCCGTACAAGACATCTATAGAACGCAGCTTTCGTGCATTAGAGCGCGACACCTACAGTGTGTTTCTTCGAGACATTGAAGCGCAGGGTTTAGATAGAGGGCAGGCAATTAGCTTTTTACGCAAACAGCAAAATGGCGAATTGTTAATGCGCGAAAGCTATGAGCCAGGAAGCACTGGCAACGATACGGCCCGCATTATTGCGGAAGCAATGGAGAACGCAAACGAACGCCTGCGCAAAACAGCAAACAAGTACGGTGCGGATATTGCGCGCATACCAGGGTATCTCGTCAAACAAACGCACGACAACATCAAAATAAAAAAAGCGGGGGTGCAGCAGTGGACAGATGACATTCTACCGTTATTAGATGAGGAACGAACGTTTGGTGTTGTCGGATTGGATGATGTCGCAAAAAGAAAGCATCTTGAAAGTTCTTGGAATACTCTCCTGCGTGGTAGGCGAGATGACAGTATAAAAGACTTGTCGGAAGCGCCCGGTTACAGAGGACCGGGAAACCTTGCGAAGAAACTAGGGCATCATCGGTCATTACATTTTAAAGACGGGCAATCTGCATGGAAGTACATGACAGATTATGGATTGCCAGATGTTGGCACATCGTTTTTTGGTGGCGTCGATATGATGGCGCGCAGCGTTTCTACGTTGCAGCATCTTGGCCCAAATCCAAAGTTTATGCTGGACGAATTTATTGAACGTGCGGGGAACAAACTAGGTGCAGAGAACCAAGGAAAAATTAATCAAGCCTATATAAATAGATTATACGATGAAATTACTGGCGTTGGTTCTATCCTCCCAGCATACGACACAAAAGGTTGGCGTGTTGCACGGGGAATGAATTGGGCAAAAAACTTGTCTAACTCAGCGCTTCTGGGCGGTACGGTTCTAACGTCCATTGCTGATTTGGGAACGTCGGCTGTTCGTTTGAATGAAATAGGTGTTTCGTTTTTTAAAGCACACACAGCAGCGCTTGATGTTGTTACTTTGCGTGGTCGTCGTTCTGGCGAAATGCGCGAAGTTGCGGACAGCATTGGTCTTGGTATTGATAGTTTAATATCAGGCGTGCAATCGAGGTGGTTGGGCAACGACGGCATTAACGGTCAAGGTTCGCACCTCGTCAGTACAGTAATGCGTGTCACTGGCATGAACTGGCTTAACGACACGATGAAAACATCAGTCGTTCTGACGCTGTCAAATTATATTGCAAAGCAAGCTGGGAAATCATTCGACACGCTTCATCCAAATCTTAGATCCGAAATGTCTGGCTATGGCATAACCGCTGATGACTTTAACTTAATGTCAGGAGCGGTGCGCGACATTGACGGCAAAAAATACATAGACGTTGACGCGATTGCAGACAGAGACACAGCAGCACGGGTGCAAGAATTTTTTGGTGGGTTTGCCGACTCTGCTGTCTTAACTCCCGGCGCACGGACCAATGCATTAATACGGGGCGGAGAGCGCGGCGATCCAGCAACAGAAATACGAATGCTGTTTTTTAATTTAAAATCATACAGCGTTGCGTTTTACCAAGATATTTTATCACGCACTTGGAGTAGCGGCGGTGCCGGTGTTGGGTTAGGGCTGCATCTCATCTTGAGCATGACTGTGTATGGACACATTGCAAATACGGCTAAAGATTTTGCAGCAGGCAAAGAACAACGTGAAGTTACTGTTGAAAACTTTCCTAAAGTTTTTATGGACGCGTTTCTGACAGCGGGCGGTGCTGGGTTTTACGGAGACTTGATAATAGGCGCTTTGGGCGAACAGCGCTTTGGTCGCGGCTTTCTTGAAGCGGTTGGCGGTCCTGTCATTGGGAATGCAATACGTTCTGCGCGTGCATTGGGTGACTTAGTAACTGGTGAATTTGAACAAGCAGGTTACAAGGGTTTGCGAACGATAAAACAAATGATTCCGTTTTCAAACGTTTTCTACACAAGAATGGCGCTTGATTATCTGTTCTTCTGGGAAATGTCCGAATTCCTGCGTCCTGGGTGGGCGCAAAACTTCGAAGAACGAGTGCGCGAGGAAACAGGGCAAGACTTTTATTTGAAGCCCACAAACTCCGTTTATGGCGGACTTATAAACTAGGATACCAACATGGCAGTATCATCGACTACCACAGTCGTTAGCTTTACGGGTAACGGCTCAACAACTGCGTTTGCGGTCAGCTTCCCATTCCAGGGTTCTGGTACAACAGCGGAACTTGAAGTTGTTGAACGTGTAATAGCAACCGGAGCCGAGACGGTTAAAAGCAACCCGTCCGACTTTACGGTCAGTGGTGGTAACGGTTCTACTGGCACAGTGACGGCTGGGTCTGCCCCAGCCGATACAGTGCAATGGCACATTCGCCGGACCACAACGCGAACGCAAACTGTCGATTACACAGCGAACGATCCATTCCCAGCCGACACGCATGAGCTTGCACTTGATCGACTGGCGATGGCGACCCATGAAATACAGGAACAGCTCAATCGAACAATCCGCGTTAGTCGCACAAACTCAATCACAACTTCGGAATTGGTTGAAGACGCAACAGCACGGGCGAGCAAGTTACTGGCATTTGATGCTTCCGGTAATTTAGATGTCAGTCAAGAAATTGGAAATGTTCGTGGCAACTGGGCGGCTTCAACCGCCTACGCGATCCGCGACATTGTTAAAGACACTTCCACAAATAATATTTTCATTGCTACGGTTGCGCATACGTCATCTGGTTCTCAGCCGCTAACGACGAACACCGATTCAGCTAAGTGGTCGCTACTGGTTGACGCTGCTTCAGCCACTACCTCTGCTGCTGCTGCTGCGACCTCTGCCACCGCTAGTGCTTCCAGTGCGACTGCTAGTGCTTCCAGTGCCACAGCTAGTGCCGCCTCTGCGTCCACTAGTAGTACAAAAGCCGCCGAATCGGCGGCATCTGCATCGACCGCCAGCGGGCATAAGGATACCGCGACGACCAAAGCGTCCGAAGCGGCTGCGTCCGCTGTTCTTGCTGCTGCTGAAACTGGCGCACTGGCATATAAATACACCTTTTCCACAAGCACTACGATTGCTGATCCGGGCGCTGGTGCATTGCGCTTTAACAATGCCACAGTAGCATCTGTCACCGAAATCGCGATTGATGACTCGACAGCGGACTCTCAAGATATTGAAGCTTACATTGCTACGTGGGACGACAGCACTTCCACAATAAAAGGAACGCTGCGACTTATCGAAGTTGGCACACCCGCGAACTTTTGTATTTTTTCCATAACGGGTCTAACGAATGGCTCTGGGTTTTTAACCCTAAATGTCAGTCATGTTGACAGCGCGAACACGTTTGGCGATGGCGACAGCATCCGCGTCATGTTTGACCGGACTGGATTGAAGGGCGACACCGGAAGCACGGGTAGCACTGGAAGCACCGGAAGTACGGGCGCAGCAGGCAGCGACGGAGATCAGCCAGGTCTAAGAATGACCTTTGAAACCGCAACAACAGATGCGGATCAAGGTGCAGGGAAAATCTCGCTTAATAACGGCACAGCATCGAGTGCAACGGTTGTGTTTGTCGATGATGTCACAGCGGACGGCACCAGCATTAATTCGTTTGTCGATACCTGGGACGATTCAACAAATACAGCACTGCGCGGAACGATAACCATTACGAAAACTTCAGCGCCAGAAGCTCTACACATTTTCAATGTGACGGGCGCTGTAACGAGCGCAAGCACGTACTCAAAAGTTGCAGTCGCGCATGTCTTGTCGGCGGGTACGATTAGCGATGGTGATGCGGTGAACGTTCAATTCGTGAGGACTGGAAATAAAGGCACCGATGGTAGTGGGTCAATGACCAACTTTGTCATGTCTGACGGTTCTACGACGCAGACTGTTGCTGATGGAAACACGATGACCTTTGCCGCAGGTGAAGGTCTTGATGTCGCTGTCTCAGCTACTGATACCGTCACCTATTCCGGTGAAGACGCATCAACTAGCAATAAAGGCGTAGCATCTTTTTCAAGCGATAATTTTGATGTTAGCTCTGGAGCTGTCACGATTAAAGATGGCGGCGTGGTCACAGCGGAATTAGCTGACGATGCAGTCACAGCAGCGAAGATTGCAGACGACGCTGTCGGCTTGGCGGCAATGGCAAGCGGCACCGATGGTAATTTAATTACTTATGACGCAAGCGGAAACCCTGCGCACGTTGCGACAGGGTCTGCTGGAGAGGTGCTTACGAGCGCAGGCGCAGGAGCTGCGCCGACGTTCGTTGTCGTTGGCACAAACGGAATCACGCTGGGCGCTGAGTTAGCGGGTGCCGACAACACAGTAAGCCGTGTTAATCTCAAAGATTATGGTGAGATTACGCAAGCGCTTGGCTCTAGTGGTGGTGCGCGTACGATTGACATCTCTGCAGGGAACAGTGTGTCTGCTACAGTAAGCAGTAGCACAGTGACATGGACCTTTAGCAACCCAACAGCAAGCGACGAGCTGTGCGGCTTTACCTTGGTCTTAACGAATGGCGGTAGCCAAACGGTTAACTGGCCTGGCACAGTGGATTGGGCCGGAGGCACTGCGCCAACACTCACGGCATCCGGCGTCGATATTTTGGTCTTTATCACTCAAGACGGCGGCACAAATTTTCACGGCTTTGCCGCGTCGCTCGATTCCAAAACACCAAGCTAAGATAAGATAAGAGGTAACGAAATGACGAATATTCGCGCATTGGTCGGCGCTGCGGCAGGGCTTTCAACGAGAGCAACAACTGGCGCTGTGCAATTCGATGGATCGACACATTTAGAGCGAGGGGCTGATCTAACCGGCAACGCTAACAGTGACTTTTGCACGTTCAGTTTTTGGGGTCGTTACGACGACGATGATAACGACGACAACGACACGCACATCTTTTCCACAGCGGCTCTACGTTTTCGCATCAGAAATTCAGCAAACGGCGTGAACGTCGAAGCTAAACATACAAGTCCGGCATTCGGGTCGGCTGACTGTCAATACGGCAGCAGCGGAATGCACACAGAAAATGAAAAGTGGCACCATTATTGTGGAACAGTTGACACAAACGCTAACTCTAATTGCAACTTTTTTGTCGATGATGTTAAGGACGTAAATTATGCCCAAGATGCTGACGGGTCTTACACCATTGGCTTTGTGCAAAGTAACCATGCCATCGGTGGCAAACCCGGTTCGTCAGCGAATAAAATAAAAATGTCGATTTACGAATACTGGATTGGAATAGGCGTCAATTTGCAGATGGACACAACGTCAAATAGGCGAAAATTTATTAATGCTGATTTGACGCCGGTTAGTTTAGGCTCTGATGGCAGCACACCAACCGGCACCGCGCCGCTGATCTACATGTCAGGAGGCCCGAGTGAATTTGTAACCAACAAAGGTAGTGGCGGTAACTTCAGCGTGACGAGCGGTGCGCTGATTGATGTCGGACCACCGATCAAAGCAAACGCGATATAGGAGCGTAAAAATGTTCGCGCATGTGGAAAATGGCAAAGTAACTTTCAGAGGTTACTTACCGAAAAATTGGAGAAACGTTTCTGGCCTCGACTTGTCAAAAGACAATTCGGCTTTTCTAAAAAGTATTGGCTGGTTAGCCTTAACTGAAGTCGATGTCGAGCTTGACAAAAACGAAGTTAAAGACGGTGAAGATATATTAATCGAAGACGACAAGGTTACAATCACGCATAAAAAACGCGTGATGACTGACGACGAAATTAAAACGCGTGATGAAGATGCTATGTCAAGTCTGCGAGATAGGCGAGATCGACTACTAGAAGAGACTGACCAGTATGCGTTAAGTGATCGAACGCTTACCGATGAAATGCGAACGTACAGAGATCGTTTGCGAAAGCTGCCCGAGACAGTAGACATTACAGACATCCAATGGCCCGAAAAGCCGTCTTAATAGCCGCGCTCGTCGCGGCTTTTTTAATGCCTGCGGCTGCGGACGAATTTGCAATCACAGCACCAGACAGCTTGGCAAAATTGACGATGCCATGTTGGAACGACAAGCAAGTTTCTGAAGCACTGACGGTTGCAAAATTTGATGCGGTGACACACGGCCTGGTTATAGAAAAGACAGACCCATCACAGCCACTAGTGACGTTTTGGCTGCATACACTTACGGGGCGTGGGGCCGTAACGCTGTCGCAAACCTCCGGTGAAGAATGCATTATTGCGATTGTTGTAGACGGACAATAACGAGGGGCGTTCTATGGAATTAGACGCAAGGATGCTGATAACGGTTGGCGGCATGGCTGCGTCAATTATTACGTCCTTTATTGTTGTTCGGCAAAAGGTGTCGGAGCTTGAGGCGGACGTAAAGGAAGCTCTCCATAAAATTACAAAGCTTGATACACGACTTGATCGTAACGATACCAATACAGACCTTGTGTCACAGCGTCTGTCAGTCATCAGCAATATGATGGACCCGACAAACCGAGAGCGCTTGCATCGGAGTTTAGAACGAATGCAAGCAGAAATTGAACATCTACGCCGCGACGTTGACGCGCACCGCAAGGAATACCTTTCAGCTCACAACGGGCGTCATCCACCTGTGAACAATTGAAATGATGGACAAGTTGAGAAAAGATTTAGAGCAAGACGAAGGTGTTCGCTACGAAGTTTATTTAGATCACCTCAGTATACCTACATCTGGCATCGGGCATATGCTGTTGGAAACAGAACCAGAATACGAATTGCCGATAGGGTCTAAAGTTTCAAAACAACGTGTTGACGAATGGTTTTTGTCAGATGTCGAGAGCTGCGTTCGTGATTGCAATAAAATTTTTAGTAATTGGAACGATCTTCCAGAAGAAGCGCAGTGCATTCTTGCAAACATGGCGTTTAACTTAGGAGCGCCGCGACTGCGAAAGTTCCGCCGTATGATTGCTGCTATTGATCGTAAAGACTTTGCTGCTGCATCTGCTGAAATGCTGGACAGTCAATGGGCAGAACAAGTTCCTAATCGCGCACGGCGTTTGATACGACGAATGCGGGATATTGATTGAGCATCGACATTGGTCGGGCGGGCGAACACATAGCGGCAGCGGCGTTGTCGCGCATGAAGGTGCAAAACGTTATCAGCCAACAAATGGGCTTTGATATTGTCGCGTTTACCCCGCAGCCAAGACGCATTGAAGTAAAGACAGCTTCACGCATTTCTTGGAAATCTAAAAATCATTACGCGTTTATGACTTCGCGCGGTGCCGATAAGAAAACAAATCTAAACGCAGGCGACGTTGACATTGTGTGTCTCGTTGCACTGCCTCTGAGGTGCTGTGTGTTTAAAAGCATCCATGACGTAAAAGTTAAAAAGTTAAACCTTTACGTCTCACTGTTTAATCAAAGCTACGAAGAACAGAGTTGGCTAGAAACTTTGGAGAGCTTGAGATGATACAAGCGTTACTACCTGTCCTTGGCCCAATCGTCGGCAATGTCATGGACCGCATTTTGCCAGAAGACAAAAACAAAAGAATGGAAGTTGAGCGCGAACTAAACATGGCGCTTATGCAAAATTCCGCACAGCTCGAACAAGCCGCGGCATCTGTAATTCTAGCTGAAGCAAAGTCGGAACACTTTATTACAGCAACGTGGCGACCAATTCTGATGTTAACGATAACTGCAATCGTGGGTTGGAACTTTTTGTTTGCCCCGTTGATTGAACTTAGCGTGCAAATTTTTACAGAAAACGAAATACCACTGGCAATACCGTTGCCAGATCAACTGTGGCAACTATTGATGATAGGCGTTGGAGGGTACACGATTGGAAGATCAGCAGAAAAAGTCGCTAAGAATATTAAGAAATGATACAGCCGCAACGGTGGAGGGGAAATGCCCACAGTGCGGCAGGGACGCTGGCAGTTGCCGTCGTCCTGCTACTGCTACTGACGACGGGATGCGTGCATGTAGTTGTGCTGGGGGCAATGACCAATGCTGCGCAGATGCATAAGATCAACACGATCGAAGAACGGTTGAAAACTATCGAACGTCGTGACGCTCTAACAGCTTCTGCAAATCGGCGGTAAAGTCCCTAGCTTTTTGTTCTGTTGACAAACAAAAAGAAAACAGACGATTGCCCTCTGCTGTAAGGACAACGTCTGTTTCCGTTTCGTCGTCTGATTTTTGTTCAATTATTGCTTTCATTCATATTGATATACACCAGTCACGATTTCTTGTGCGGTTTCATTTGCACCACTTTTGCCTCATTTTGATCTGATGCTGGGTCAATTTGATTTGGTTTTGAGTCATAATTATTTGCTTGTTGCTGAACGTCTGCCGTTATTAAATCAATAA